ATTCTTACTTTTATCACCTAATCCCATACCAGTACCAAGTCTGGTTTGAGTATGAGCGATTGCTCCTCCAAGACTTTCTGTAGCAAAAGCATGACCGCTCTTTGTTCTAGGAGTAATTATTGCGCCCTCCTTTATATCTTCAATACTTCCATGAAATAACTGTTTAGATAAGTTGTCTTCAGCAGCCATTATGCTTTCCACTTTCTTGGTGGATTATATGTGCGTGTGCGATCTCTTTTGTCACTTAATTTAGTGACAGCAGTTACGTGCACGGTGCTGCCCTTCTTAACAGGAATCTCATTCTCCCAATACTCATCGTAAACTTGATTCTTCTTTAAGACATCAGGACGAGTTTCACGATTCTTTCTAGCCACTTGACCTTCAATTACAACACCTGGACCTCTTCGTATTGGATTACGTGCAAACCCCATTGCTCTTTCTGGATCATCTGTCCAATGCATACCTAAAGGCTTTTTAATATCGGTAGTAGAACTTAACCCACGATATAAAGTACGAAATTGATCAGGAGATAAATTAGGCACGATTGTAATCATCCTCTAAACGAGTGATGTCATCTTCTCCAAAATATAATCCAAGTTGTGTCTCAATAAATACTAAATCTTCTTCACCTGTATTTTTAATTCGATGCGCTACACCTGTCTCAATAACAAATGCGTCACCACCTAAACACATTGCTTCTTGACCGTCTAAAGTAACTGTCCCCATTCCTTCTACAATTACCCAATACTCACTCCGCTTATCGTGCACTTGGTACGACAAACGTTGTCCTGGCTTTACAACAATGCGCTTAACTTTGTGTGTAGCAGTATCTGATAGCACTTCGTAAGTGCCCCACGGCCTATTTTCTATCATTCTTCATCCTCTTTTGGTTCAGATGTCTGGCGCTTCTTCACGTTGTAACCTAACTTTGGGCCCTGCATAAGATCTTTAATTCCTTCAGCATTAGACATTTGTGTCTTATTTAAATTATTATTTACCCACGCAGCAATATAATCACTACCGCCTTCTTCATTTACATCTTTAACTTTAAACCGCTCCTGGACGGACTTTTTTCCGTAAGAAGATCTAGAGTAACCACTCTTTGAAAAACTTTTCTTTTTCATTTCTTATCCTTGGGAGTAAAGTGTTCGTGAGGCTCGCCGAGGCCAAATTGTCCTGTGTCATGTAGGTGTTGATGATAATCAAACTTAGTCCTACGTGATCCGTCCTCGTTAGGGGTGGACATAAACTTGTTTCCTTCTTCCATACTCATGGCGTGCTTGTGCCATCTAAGTGCATGGTAATCAACATGATAATCTTGAGTTGGATGTGGAATCCATTTCTTTGTGCTCACTTAGTCACCTTGCGCTTTGTGACTAGTTCTTCAAAATCTTTTATCTTCGTGCCGCCTCCATATGTCCATGCATAACCTTGATCTATTAATTGTTGATTTAACGACACAGTATTACCGTCTAAGAATAACCATCCTAATATTCTTCCGTACTTCTCTGATGAGTCTGGTTTCTCTGTCTTAATGACAATGTCTTTTGCCGCCGCTATTTCTTTTTTAATCTTCTCCTTTACTTCCAAGCCGAGGGCTTTTTCTTTTAGATCGGTAGTACGACTCTCAGGCGTATCAATACCCGCTAGGCGCACACGTGAGGAGAATGAAACATCAAAACCCAGATCAATGTCGACGTCGATAGTGTCGCCATCAACTATCTTGTTAACCTTCTTTACACGATACTCGTACATTATTTTTTAACCTTTGGTCGGTATGGCTCAAGACGTGATTTAACTGTGCCATCTTTTCGCATGATGACTATCCAGCCATCTTTAATTTGCATCTTGTTAAATGGCTCGTTGCGTTTATATTTGGCGCTCATTTATGTTCTCCCATAATAAGGAACCCTGTAGAGGAAGAGTAATGTGTTTCTCCCTTGAATTTACCTTTTGCAGTAGATACATCATCTGCAAGTGGCATTACCTTATAGACCTTGTTCTCTCCAACCTCACCAGATGGCATCTTAGTTTTGCCAAATAACTCAGCAGAGCCTGGATCGCTAGTTGCATATGCTAAGCCACCTGTACCAGGTTTAATTAGGTGATCTTTGATTACCGCTTTGGTTCCATGGTACATGGGGCCAAATTGTTGTCTAGATAGATTGCTCAATCTTTTATTTCTTCCATTGTCATTGGATTATGTTTGCTAATAACTTTTGCTTCACGCACATGGTATGAGACTCCCTTTAATCCCCACTTAACCTCTCGGTCATGTTGCTTTTGTCCTATTGGATCTACTTTGTAGATGTGACCAGATGGTCCACTCTCTTTGGTGTCATGTTCTTTCCAGGTATAGAGGACTGCAGTTGGATGTGCAAATGGAGTTACATATACTCTATCGTTCCTGTAATAAGGATTATCAGGGCGTGGATTTTCTTTGCCCATGGCTTTGGGCGATTTAATTACATCGCCAGGTTTTAAATCTGCAGTTGACCCATGGTAGAACTGCATGGGATTTAAGTTGCGATTTTGGGCCATGAATGTATTGTGACATTATGACTACTGTCTTACGCCCCTATTGAAAAAAATTATAGGGCGCTGTTTTATGTTTCAGTAAAGATCTATAAACCTAGAGTAATAAACCACTCTAATATAAACCTATACATCTCTAGATCTAATAGGCTCCACTCTAATTGCAATAATATATCTCTCATGCTATCTCCTCATTCTTATGGGTGTAGTGACCCCGCATATGTGTCCTCTGCCTATGGCAGTTAGAGCATACTACATCGCATTTCCTTATTTCTTTGATCATCTTATCCCAACTGCCAGTCTTATGAAGCATGGCGGGGGTGAACTTCTTCTCATTAGGATCACGATGGTCAAGGTCTAGTACATAGTAAGGGTATTTAACGCCGCAATCCATACAGCCACGATGCTCCTTGTACTTACGGATGTAATCACGTATCTGATCCTTCTTGGTCTTATTGCGTAATAATTGGGCGCCCTTATTTTTTTTGTAGTACTTCTTATTCGCCTTCTTATTTACCGCCTTAGCCTTCTCGGACTTCCTGTCCTTATATGGCATATCTAGTTATTGCTGAGAATATAAAAAGGCCGCAATAATCCAGAGGAGTGCAATAACAACCGACAAAATCTTCATTACTAGATATACGGGATGACCAGCCTTGCGAGATATCCACAATACATATAATGCTACGACGCTCACGCAGATCAAGGCTAAGAAGTCAGTTGCTAAGACCATCAGTTCTCCTATTTACAAGTTGGGCAGTAATTATGCACCCGCAGATGTTGACGAGTTATGAAGAACTTCATAGAACACCTGTAACAGGTGACCATGATCATCTCTCTATCACTACGTACTCTAGGTATCTTACGTATCTCTAATCCAAATAGGCGCATGGGTACACCCTATACCCTCTTGACTACTGCTTTTGTCATTACTGAGAAAAAATTATTGGGCGATACCCGCTGTACCCTTAACGACATCAATCGCCCTATTTACTGTCTGAGCCTCTAGATAGGTAGTAATGTTAAGCGCCTGAATTCCTTCAATGATCTCTTTGGCCATCTCACTACGGACACTGGCTCTTAACTCGTCGAAGACGTGGGAATGTTGTTCCATACCCCTATTATCCCACTCCTTGGCTACTGCTTAGGCCCAAACCCTTCAACCATGTCTCTGACCTGGGGGGTCCTCTGTGCGCTCACGCTTAATGGTGGGGGGGTCTTGGTAATTTATTAGTGTTAACAATTACACCTGACTATTAATCAGGTGCGATCTTGTTAACATGCGCTCAATAACTATGTGTTCCACATGGCTTGATGACTATTTGATGACGGCATAACTAATTAGCGTTTGGCTACTGACTACGGCAACAATTTGCTTATACGACCACCACCAGCCTATTAGCCAACTCTCCGAGTTGTTATCAGATCATTACATCATCACATCATTAGTGCCTTATCTCCTTGTAATAACTCACATGATCAAACGCATACGCATTACTACATAGCCACATGTTCCATGTATTAATTAATATCTCTTGGCATCACATAACTATTAACTACTTATTAGACATGGAACATGTATCTATCTATCTATCTCTCTTATATATCTATTTAGTTATTACTGAGAAAAAAATACTTCGGCGCAATTTCCCACATAACTAATTAACTAAACATCTCCCACAAAGCGCACACATTTAACCAACTAACTTTTACGGGCTACATAAAAGTTAGTTCGCAACTAACTCCCCACCGCCACCGCTTCCGCCACCATGAGTTAGTCCGCAACTAACTCGCCAGCACTACTCCGAAAGTTGGAGTTAGTTCCACAGCCCCCAGTTCGCCAGTTAGCCCCCACGCTCAGGCTCAGGCTCAATCGGGCAAATCGGACACCCCCACGCTGGAACTCGCTCTTATCAGGTGGTCAAGGTCAACTGGATTTTGTGCTACGCTTGGACAGTTCCGATTAATTAATAGGTCATCAGATCGCCTCTTAATTTGAGAAGTTAATCAGAGAACTCGAACCTTAAAAACTACATACGGACTAAAACATCTCGATTAAACGATTAGTTATGGCAATTAGTTATTGCCGTTCAATTAAAAACAGTTTGCGTGTAGCAACTTTGAACTAACTAATTAGTAATTAAATCTGATGAGATCACTTGGAGTGGCGATAACTAATTTATTTCACTAATAAATTACGAGCGTTCTACAAAACATCAGATCAACGATTAAGAAATTAATTGTGAATAGAGATTAAGTTTAGGCAACTATTCTTGGAAATAAAAAATAACTAACTATGGATTGTTCTCTACTAGTGAGATGCCGACAGTAATCAATCTGATCTAAGCACAATGAAATTAGTTATCTAGTAATTAGAGAATGGCTTATGTGTTTTCTGCTATTACTGGTGATAAATAATCTGCGAATTATCTTTGCCAGTAATAGCGGTGAATACATAAATAAATGTATTCAATACAACTTAATAACAACTTAATATCGATCTATTAATTCCTTCCCCCCCTAACCAATACAAGGAATAAATAATGAAAGCGCAAACATACATAGATACAAACGGAAATATCGTTGCTACTGGAACAATCTCAGTTAACTTAATTGATCTTGTTCTATTTGACGGAACTCGGTTCTTTTCTACTCGTTCCGATAACTACACTATTGATGTTTTGAAAAACTTAAACATCAGCAAAATAGTCAAAGGACTAAAATAAATGAAAAATAAAAAACTGATTATTAATAATCTATCTCTTGATGAAGTGGGATTACTTCACACCGCATTAAAGGGCATGATTATTAAAATGAAAGAAATTGATGTTCCTGATTTCTTTCTTGAAATGGCTATACCTTTACTTAATCAAATTGATGATGTTCTTGAAACAAAAGTTGATGAACATAAAACTTTCATTGAATTAGTTGATAACCAACTTGATGATGTTTTACTTGCTTCATCAATTATTGAAAAAGACCCTAATGTAGTAATACCTGAATACAAATAAATAAGTTTGTGTTAGCAATAGCCGATTAAATAGTCTTGGGCAATTTTCTGAAAATCAAATGATTGCTATTAATTATTTGCGTCTTGTTCCTTCATTTATGAACGACAACAGATTAGCCAATTCGACTATAAAGAAATCTATAATAGATAAAGAGATCGTCTTTATTCCGTTATTGCTAACACAATTCAATTCCCCAGTAATACAAACAAACTAACTAACAGAAACGGAAAACAAAATGAATACAGAAACAACTAACAAATCCTTCTTTGTTCCTTCGCTGGAACAAACTGGGCATTACATTGAACGCTCTTTTGGTGGCGGTATTACCGAAACTCAAATGTATGACTATGCACTTGAAAACAAAATGAATGTATTAATTGAAGGTGATGCTGGAACTGGTAAAACAACTTCCGCTATGGCTTACGCATCAAAACGCAAAATGAACTTCTTTGCAGTTCCTTCAAATAATGCACTTGATTTCACACAACTAACTGGCGGTTTGTTTCCTGATAACAAGGGCGAACTAAAATGGATTGACGGCGCAATTACAAAGATCGTTCGTGAAGGTGGCGTGTTATTAATTAACGAATTAAATAATGCACCAAAAAATCTTTCACAATATCTAATGAGTTTGTTAGATGATCGCCGATCAATTACTTTAATGAGCCACGATAACGAAGTTATACATGCTCACCCTGATCTATTAGTGGTTGCAGATATGAACCCTAACTATCGTGGAACTCAATTACTTAATGAAGCATGGAAAGATCGCTTCGCAATTAAGTTGACTTATCACTACGACACAAAGATTGAAAAACAAATTATTAATTCAGGTTCATTATTGGAACTTGCTAATGGCATGAGATCAACGCTTCGTGTTAGTGATGCTTCTAATTCATCAACTATATTTGAAACTCCAGTATCAACTCGTATCCTAAAAACATTCGAGAAACTTGCTAAGGGTCTTTCTTATGAGTTTGCTAGTGAAGTGTTCGTTAATAACTTTGCTGATGATGAGAAGCCAGCAGTTCGTATGTTGCTAGAAGGTAGCGAATACAACATCAAATCCGATCTTGGATTACTTGAACCAGTTAACGCTTAGTTAGGAATAAATAAATGGAATATCCATTCTTAGATTTAGATACGGCTCTAACCCAATCTGATCTAAAAAATAAGGAGAAACAAGAAGCGGAAATTAAACGCCAAAGAATTGAAAGATTTTCCCAGTTCTTTGGCAGAGTTAATTCCGCATTAACACTTCGCAAGGTTGAAGTTAAAGTGGAACATGCAGATATAAATGCACCTGCTTGGTCAGGTGCTAATCATGTTTGTTTTAACTCTCGATTACTTGGCAACTTAAATACAGCAAAAGAAATTGCTGGATTGCGTGGACTTGATTTACACGAAGTTAGCCACATTCTTTATACACCAAGAGAAGGTTCTGAAATCTTTGAATGGTGTAGAGATAATGATTATTTATTTGCTTACAATGCGTTAGATGATCAGCGAATTGAAACTCTATTTACAACTCGTTATCCCTCAACGATTGATTGGTTCACATCAACAATTCTTATTCACTTTGTTGATGACCCACAAGCGTTTGAAACTTCTTATGCATTATTGCGTGGTCGGCAATACTTACCAACTGAATTGTTGGCACGATCACGCAACGCATATAAACATCAAGATCAATTAGATGAAATCTGCGACATAGTTGACCAGTATCGATTATTAGTTTTTCCAAACGATACTGAATTAGCAAAAGATTTAATCAAAAGATTTGATGCGTTAATGCCAAAACAAGAAGTTTCACAAGACGGATTAGCGAATTGGGAAAAAGATTTACTTGGCAAAGACGGCAAGAAAGTTGTTGTAGCAATTAAATCTCCATTCGGTCATGGTGATAGACCGCATGAAGGTATAGAGAGTTCATCAACATCTCGCCCAGTTCCACCAATTCAACAAAAGCGTGATCGTGATAGGGCTAAAACAAAACCTATTAAAGATGATGTTAAATTGGCAGAACAATTAAAATCACAACCAGTAATTGAAATTGATTTAACAGATCAAAATAAAGATACTGGTAATGGTAAAACTGCTGGTAATCAAACTCCTGATAATCAATCTGCATTAAAAAATATGTTAAACGACATATTAGATAATCAACAGATTGCTAACGAGATTAACGACATCATTAGACAGATTGGTGGCTTACCTTCTCTTGCTACCAATAATTCTAAAGAGCCACAAAAATCTCGGTATCATAATCAAACTCCTGATGCTAAAACTTTCCAAGCATCTCTATCTTTCAGTAGAGAGTTAGAAAGATTAAAAGCAACCTTTGACCCTGCTTGGAATAAATATCAATCTCAGGGTCGCTTACAGGCGCATAGATATATGCGTGGTGATGATTTAGATACGATCTTTGATCAATGGTCAGAAGGTCAAGATGATGCCACAGAGATCGAGTGCGTAATTCTTTTAGACAATTCAGGTTCAATGAGTGGCAGTAAAGAAACTTCTGCTTATCGGGCTATGTATGCGATTAAAAGAGCATTAGATCGCATTAACGCAAACACCACAGTAATTACATTCAATACGCATACAAACATTTTGTATCGTGCTGATGAAAAAGCAACTGGTGTAATTCGTAATGCTGGCTCTACTGGTGGAACTAATCCAACAGAAGCAATTAATTACGCAACTAAAATACTTGCTGAAACTGAAAAGCCAGTTCGTATTTTCTTTGCTATTACTGACGGCGAGTGGGAACACCATTCCGTTAAAGAAAATAACGAAGCAATTAAAAAACTAGGTAATGCTGGCGTATTAACTGCTTTTGCTTATATTGCTGATCAAGATGAGTTAGTAAAACTTGATCAAGAAAAATCGCACTATTGCGAAATTGGTGCGGTTGTAAATAATCCCCTTAACTTAATTGGCATGGCTAAATCAATCGTTAAGTATGCGATTAGTCGGCGATTAGTTAACGCCTAACAAACAAATGTGGTGGAACATGGTCGGGGGGCTATGTTCCACCCTTCTAATTAAAGGAGAATAAATAAATGAAATCCGCAGAACTAAAAATCGGAACTAACTACGGAGTAATTCCAGCATGGGATTATTCATCAAGCGATAAGAAAAATCCTGATCGTGTGCAACGCTCTCATGTTGCTAAAGCAACTCTTGTATCCAGTTCTAAATATGAATACAAAGTTTATAGATCAGACAAACAAGATGATCATAATTTTGCGCCAGCCAATAAAGGTTCTCGTAATGTTGGTTATCTAGTTTGTTCAGATGATTACTTAAACTCAGGACAAGCATCAACAACAATTTATTGGTTGGCTAGACCACAAGATATTGTTGCTGAATATGCAACTCTTGAACCAAAGTGGGCTGAGCGTGAACGCCAAGAATTACTGGAACGCCAAAAACAAGAAGCGGAACAGAAAGAGCGTGAACGCAAAGAAAGAGAAGCAAGGGAATATCACGAAAGAGTTTCTGCTTCTTTATTAGCATCTCTTAAAACAATTCTCGGTGATCGTGCTAATCAAATTACAGTAGATCAGCGTAGTCGCAGAGTTGGAGATAACTACATACAAGTATCTGAGATGAATGTTGATCTCAAAACTATGTCCATATTAATTGAGAAAGTTCTTGAAGCGAAAGACTTGGTGGGTTAATGACTACACAAACTAAAACTAAAAATAGTTTTTATCTTGAACGATTAAAAACTAAGTTTAATAGTGAAGGTGCTTATTGGAGTGTTGGAGAAACTGATAATTCAATTTGGCAACCACATACTCGCAATAAGTTTGATGTATTAACTAATTACAAATTAATTGATATAACTTTTGATGAACAAACTTACAAAGGTTTTCAATTAATAATTATTGGGTTTAATTATGAGTTCAGATCAGTTTTGGACTTGTATGGAAACACAACCGATAAGTATTTGGCTGATACTGAAATTGGTGGATACGCAAATGATGTTAAATCATTTACTTATTATCAAAGTATGGCTTACGAAATTGGTGGTCAGGGCGACAAGTATCAAACTCTTGGTTGGTTAGGTCAACTTGCCATACTTTATATGTATGGCGGTAATACTGATCAAAATAAAGTTATTAACAAATGTAAAAAGAAATTAGATTTACTTTCACAAATCAAAGATGTAAAAGATGAATTAATTTCTATTGCTGATGAACGCACAAGTTCATACGAAGTAAAAAATCCATACAACATTGATGTTGGAGATCAGGTTTTTATTCAAGCGCATGGGCGTTTGCGTAAAGGCAAGATCGTATCTACAACTGGTAGTCGATTTATTGTTGGGTATTTAACTCCGTCAAACCATAATGAACTTAAATACAAAACACTCAGATTGGATAGTTTGTGGATACCAGCACAACCTTAACTAAGTTGTGTAGAGCGTGTGGTATTGAAAAGTTAATTGATCAATTCACACATCACCCAAGATACAAGGGCGGTATTTATTACAAATGCCGACCTTGTGCTTCGGAATACAAACGCAATCAATATAAAAACTCTCGATTAAATATCAAGAATTGGATTTTTGATTATTTATTATGTAATCCATGTATTGATTGCGGTGAAACTAATCCATTAAAACTGGAGTTCGATCATAGGGGTAATAAACATTTTAATATCGGCAAATCTTTTATCGGTAAAACCAAAGATATTGAGATAGTTCAATCTGAGATCGCAAAGTGTGATGTTAGGTGTTCATCATGCCACCGAGTTAAAACTCATAAAGAACAAAACAGTTGGAAGTATCAAATCTATTTGGAAAGGAATAGTTTATGAAATCAAAGACTTATTATCGAGTTAGAACTGCAATTCGCATTTTATTTTGGAGTGCGTTAGCAGTTGGAACTTATTATTTAGCAACACATATTAATTGGGTTGACGATCACTATTGCTTTGGCACTATTGATCAATGTTATTTAGGGGGTAAATAAATGGGTTATGTAGAAATAGTTAGACGAGTTAAAGATCACGAATTAGATAATTGTGATCAATGCGGTCAACAGGGTGTTAGAGAGAATGGTAAAACAATTACCGATAATTATTCTCAGGACATTCTTTGGTTCTGCTATAACTGCGTAGAAGCACAAAAGAGATCACTCTCTCGATAACTTAAAATTGTTGGGTAGGCGTTAACACAAGATTTGTCGGGGTTCTTTCATTCCCCACTCCTTTCACTTGTGAAGGGCGGTCAAGACTTTTATGTCCTTAAATTGCTTTGGATAATAAAACGAGCCGTATCTGCGCCTACTCAACTCCTAGTAGAAACGGAGTAATAAATGTTCAATAAGAATAAAAAAGAAAAAATAATTCAACAAAGATTTGAATACCAACGATCTCTTGCCGAAGTTGCTCGTATGTTTGGAACTTCAAGAATACAGATTAGAAAAGTAGAAATTGAATATCTAAATCAATTAAAGGAGAATAAAAATGTTTGATGATTTACTTGATGAAAGTTTATTTGATGAAACATTCGATACTGAACCTATGTGTAATTGTGAATGTGGTTGTGAAGTTCCAGTATTGGGTCAATGCGTAGATTGCGGTAGCGATACTGGACATCAAAACAATAATGGATTGCCTAAATATGATCAGTTAAACGAATTATTTACAACAGGAGAAAACCAATGAACCAAGAGCAATCCGATTTAATTAAATCTATTAATTTTGCCAACGAGTTTGTAAAAATAGTTCGTGGATTTAAGATTGATCAAACTCGTAAAGATAGTTTGCCCCAAGAAATAAAAGAACATTTAGCAAATGAACATCTAAATCAAATGATTGCTGAACAAGATTTAGAACCTGAAATGTTAGTTTGGGGTTTATTACACATGATTGAAATACTATTAACAGTTGCTAATTTACAACCAAATGATTTGGTAGAAATCATGGATAAGTTTGTTCAAACAATTAAACAAGAAGGAAACCAAAATAATGACTAAACCTAAAGGTCAAGTATCTTTTACTAAAGCAAGAAATGTAGTTAAACCAATTCCATTAAATATGCCAACGCCACAAGATATTGATGATGCACCATGCCAAACAGTTGACCCTGAAATCTTTTTTCCTGATCCAACTGATACGGCTGGTATTACAAAAGCCAAAACTCTTTGTAGTAATTGCGATCAAGAAGTTAAAACTAAATGTTTATCTTTCGCATTAACTAACAAAATCCATTACGGAATATGGGGTGGATTAACTGAATTAGAACGCAAAGGTTTAATTAGAAAACAATATAGGAGTGGTATCAATGGTTAATACTTTTATTCCTTACCCTGATTTTGTTAAATCTGCTAAGGCTCTTGATTACAGGAGATTAGGTAAGCAACGAGTTGAAGCGTGGCAAATACTTAGAGCCTTAATGGGAATTAGTAAGGGCTGGCGTAATCACCCTGCTACAAATATGTGGCGTGGGCATGAGAAGGCTTTGTGTGAATACGGAATTGCAATCTGCCAAGAATGGATTGATCGTGGCTACAAAGATACTTTGTTGCCAAGTTTTGTAGCAATACACCCAACCTTTCCTGATACTGGATTACCTTTTTGGTTTGGTAATTTAGAACTTCATAACTCGCATCAAAGTAATCTAAATCGTAAAGATAATACTTATTATCAGTTTAATGTGCCAGTAGATTTACCTTATCTATGGGCTAATACGGAAACTAAAACTACAAAGTGGGGAACTAAACCTAATGAAACTAAACTCAAAAAATCAAAGAAAGTTAAGAAAAAAATATGAGCGAATGGCTAACAAATACAGATATAGCAAAGATAACTGGATTAAAAGTGGAAACTCTACACAGTTATCTAAGTCGCAACACCCTTCCCAAACCCGACAAATACATGGGGAGAACACCAGTTTGGAAAACAGAAACAATAAAAGAGTGGGCATCACAAAGAGAAATGGAGATTAAAAGTGAATAAAGATCAAGCAATTACTGAAATGTTAAACCTACGCCAGTTGTGGGAACTAGAACAAAATAGTTCAACAGCAGACGGCAATTCAGATTACGCAACCTACATAGGTGCTATTAACGCTATTAATGTTGCGATTGATATTGTAAGGGAGATTAATTAATGGGTTTAGATATGTATTTGTATGCAGAAAAGTATGTGAGTTCATCAGATACTTTTAATAAAGAACACCCAAATATGTTTAATGAAATTAAACAAATTGCAGGATTTGAAAAATTACCAACTCCTGATTTTGCAAACATTCTTGTTAAACAATTAGTTGGTTATTGGCGCAAAGCAAACGCTATTCATGGCTGGTTCATAAACACTATTGCTAGTGGTGTTGATGAGTGCCAAGAAATACATCTAAGCAGAGAGCAATTAGAAACTTTGCGTAATGATTGTATTAAGGCTTTGGCTAATCCTGATCGTGAATATAAGATTGAAAACTCAAAAGTTTTTTATCAATTATGCGATTACTTAAACAATTTAGAAACTGAATTAACTCCTGAAACTTTTGAAAATCCACTTCCACCAGTTGAAGGATTTTTCTTTGGTGGTAATGATTTAACTGATTATTACTATTACCAACTTGAATATACAGTTGATCTAATTACTACCTTGTTAGAGCAATCTAACGATTTAGAGTTTATGTATCGTGCCAGTTGGTAATCAACTAACTTTATTTAATTCCAGAAAAGTTAGTTCACGCTCAATAACTAACTTATCTGGTGTTCCACCAAGTTAGTCCAAATCACATAAGCCCCAAGTTGCCAAGTTCCGTATGTATAGCCCCTAGCCCAGTTCGGGTTAGGGGCTTATTTTTTGCCTAAGAACCTACTGACCAGTAGTATTACTCACCAGTAGAAGGGTCATTACTCGCCAGTAGGGGGGAACTTATGGCGTATGTGATTAAGCGCAACGGCAGATTTACAGGCTATTACAGGCTTCAAAATAGGCGTTTATCGGCTGGCACATGGGCTAATGAAACCGAAGCCTTGTATCATGCCATACAAGCCGAGAAACATGGCTTAAAACCCCCTTCAAAGGCTAATTTAAGGGTGGTTGATTTTATAGATCAATGGCTGGCGGTGTCTGATCTCATGCCGATTACAAAGAAGGGCTATAAATCGGTTTTAACTAGGTTTGTAATTCCAGTTATCGGAGATCGAGAACTAACTTCTCTAAAGCCTTCAGACCTAGTTAAGTTAATTGATGATCTAAAACTATCGGGAGTTAGACCTGCCACCTTAAATCAGGTGAAGGCTTCTCTTGGCTCTATGTTTTCCAAGTTAGTTAGTTCAGGTCAACTGGAGAGCAATCCGACACATGGAATTAAGATCAAGGTCAACCATGCCGATATTTCTAATCTCCTAGCCCCTGATGAGTTTAAGGAGATCATTAAGCATTTACCGACACAAGGAACTAAATTATTCGCCCAATTTCTAGTAGCAAGTGGGTGTCGATTTGGTGAAGCAACGGAAGTAAGAGCAAAAGACATTAATTTCAAAACTGGCGAAGTATTTATTCAAAGACGAGTTAGTGATCTTGGAAGCAATTACAACAATGGCACTAGGTTCTTGGTAGTAGATGCCACAAAATCAGGTCATAAGAGAAGCGTAGTAATAGGAAAAGCCCTATTACAGCAATTAAAAGCGTATGTCCTAGCAAAAGGCATAGCAAAAGATGACCTCATGTTTCCAAGAACAATCCTCTTGACGGATAGTAAACTTAAAGGTTCACGAAGCACCAAGCCCTCTCGACCATTCGAGAAAGGCGGAAAACAGTTCCAGCATGGAACTCTTTACTCCTATACACATGGGGGTTGTAGATGCGAAGGGTGTAGGCAAGCAGTAGCAAACTACCGCAAAGCCAAAGCCCAAGCAGAAGCACTAGCAGAAGCAGAGCAGGTAAGAAGCCAAAGCCGTAAGGCAAAGCAGAAGCACCAGCAAAAGCATAAGCAAAGGAGTTTCATCAACAATATGAGCCACATGCCTCGTGATGTATGGAGAACAACTTGGAACAAAGCAATAGACAAGTCCGCAATCGGCTGGTTTCCTAGAACTCACGATTTACGACATGCCAACGCTACGCAGTTGTTAAAGAACGGCGTAGATGTCCATGAAGTAAAAGAGCGACTAGGACATCAATCGATCAAGACGACAGAGCGGTATTTACACCGCCTTCGTTCACACCAGTCAAAGGCATCTGAAAGTGCCAACGACTACTTGGAGTGATGATGAAAACAAACGCAAGAATAAGAGCCGAGCAGATGCCGAAGGCAATAGTCAAAGCATCAGCAAAAGCACAAGCAAGAATAAAGGCTTTAATACTTGGTGGGTCGATTTCGACCTTAGCCGTAGCATTTGGAGTAGCAACTACAACAGATGCCATAGCACCAACTAGAGCCGAAGCACAGATAGTTAAGGAAGCAAATAAAGAAGCAATTTTACAAAAGTATGAGAATGCTCATTCTTTGACTGATACTCAATTAGTCGAATTGCTTAGTGCCGTTGGCTTCAAAGGCAAAGACCTTCAAGAAGCATGGGCAGTTGCTAAAAAAGAAAGTAATGGGCGACCACTCGCTCACAACCCAAATACAGAAACAGGTGATAACTCTTGGGGCATGTTTCAAATAAACATGATTGGGGAGTTAGGTGAAGATCGTAGAGAAAAGTTTGGTTTAGAAAATAATGCCGAACTTCTTAATCCTGTGGTTAATGCCAGTATCGCTTACTACATGAGTAGGGGTGGTGAAGATTGGAGTTCTTGGCATGGACTTACTCCAAAGACTAAACAGTTAATGGAGCAGTTCCCAATCAAGAAGTCAAAGTAATAGCAGAAGCCATAGCAGAAGCATAAGAAAGCAAAGCAATAGGAGAAGCCCCATCAGAAATGGTGGGGCTATCTCAGAACTAACTTACCTGGCAACCAGGAGAAGTTAGTCAGTTAGTAAGGGGCGAACATGAATGGTAGACAATTTACAAATCGCTATGACAATTTAAATCAAGGATATATAAAACACAAACAAAACCAATATAAACATTATTACCAAGAAGAATTGAGTGTAATTCCATATACCGAAGAATTGTTTTGGGATAAATTAATTCATTTAGGTTGGAGAAAAGATTACACAACGACAGAATGTTTAGTATTAGTTTGTTCTGTATGTGAGCAAGGCATAACCAAAGTAGTCCTTAAACACATGACGGATATTAGACCTTTATTAAATGTTGAAGATAAGATACAACATCACAAGATAGGATATTGCAAAGCAATAGCAAAGCAGAGCAAAGCATAAGCAAAAGGCAAAGCAACACCAGAAGTGTTAAAAAATTACAGTACTTTTGCGTTAACAAGTAAGTGTTTGTGAAATATCATTTAATTAATCTTTTCCAGGAATCCATAGTTGATCTCCATTTTGTTTATTTTCATATCTGGCTAAAACAAACAACAAGTCAGATAATCTGTTTAAGTATTTTGCAGTCAAAATATTGACTCCTTTTCCAAAACTATTTATCGCATGCCAAGTACGTCGTTCTGCACGACGAACTATAGTTCTCGCTACATGTAAGTGAGAAGACGCAATTGATCCTGAAGGAAGAATAAAAGATCTAAGTGGTTGCAAGGTTGCATTGTATTTATCTATCTGTGTTTCAAGATAATCAATTTGTTCTTGAGTAATTCGAAGAGGTTTTATCTCTGGACTATCTATAACTGGAGTAGACAAGTCTGCTCCTATATCAAACATGTTATTTTGAATTGTTAGTAATAGTGTTCTAAGTTCTTCATCAAGTATATGTAGAAGCACAACTCCAATATAAGAATTTGCTTCATCAACAGTTGCAAAGGCTTCTAACCTTGGATCATTTTTAGATGTTCTGCTCATATCTCCAAGAGCAGTTGTTCCATCATCTCCAGTCTTTGTATAAATACGAGTTAAATGAACCATTAGTGTCCCGTCAAAGAACGCCAAATATCTATTGTTTTAGCATTTGCAATGTATAAAGAAAGTAAAGTCAAGGCTAATTGAACAATTAATTTGTAAGAAGATTTTTGTTCTACATCTTTGTGAAGTAAACTCATGGAAACACAACCTCTCCATTGTTAGCCCATACTAAACCAATAGAATCTCCTGGGTTTAAGTATTGTTGATTTACTGCAAGTTGTCCCCAACCCCATTCATTTTTAGGAAAAGGTATTACATTTCTTTCTTTAATAATAATTGCCCAGTATGCCTTTGCTGGTGGCATATCTTCACATTTCTCAACAGTTGAGTCTGGTAATCCGTTTACTCGACAGATAACGCCATCTCCATATTTCTTTGTACCTTCAATTTTAAGGTTGGCTTTTTTTAAAACTTCTAAAGCATTTATTTTTTCAGAAGCATCTACGCAAGTTGTTAACTTTGTTCCATTATCTAGTGCGTTATAATCAATATATAGGTTTACACAAGATGGATCTGGTTTAGTTACAAAAGATAACCCAATAAAAACTAATCCAAGTATTATAAAAGAACGTATAAGTCTTTGTTTCATTGATTGTCCCTTATTAGTTTTACTTCACAAGCATCTGTAGTGCAATAGGCTTCACCAATTGCATCAGCAGCCATACCAGCATACACCCCTGAGAAGTCAATAGGAAATAGTTTCATTACCCCCTCTGACTCATACTGTTCTGCAGAAATTTGAGTGTATGGTAACTGTGGATAAACATAATTGCCCATGGGTAAAAAGGACACAGTCTTTAATTGACCGTCATACATGTGAAGGACGGTGCCAATTGCAGATGCTTCTGTTTCGGGATTAAAAGAAACCGTTACGCTTACAGAGTTATCTGACCAGTATCTCTGTGCTGTAGCAGCAAGAGCCACCTTTTCATAAACGCTTACATCTTTCTCGCTTCTTCTAGCCTTTGACTTAATTGGAAAAAAGACAACTGAAGTTGTTTCTGGAGACTCAACGGCTGGCTCTACTCGATAGTTAGCCATCTTAAATAATGGGAGCATTGGATCAGAGTTAGCAAACCGAATAGCACGATTAAAATACTCTCCACCTACAGTCCAATGAACGCCAGGTGATTCACCTGCCAGGATGCTAACTGTTCCACTTGGTTTCACGGTAGTCATCTTAATAGACTCTCGAATACCAAGCCACTCTGAGTAGGTTGTGTCATAGGTCTTTATAACCTTATATCCCTCATCCATCCATTGACGAAGCACTGGCAATCCCTTTATATCTGCAAAATTAGCCACTCCTGAAACAGAAGTACCTATGCGCCGATTTCTTTGCATGATGGCATTTGTTTCTTCCCAATGTGTAGGAATTAAAGTTACAGTTTTAGCGTATAGATAAGCAAACTTTAAGGTTCTCTTAAAATCTTCTATATCTTCATGACGATTTAAATAAGTTTCAACCAAAGTACAACACTCAAAAGATTCAAGAGATTGTTCTGCACAAGGGTTGTACCCTGAAATACGCCAATCTTTGTTATTTATAGGATCTATTAATCTTCCGTATTGACGAGAGATATCCATCCAGATAACTCCTGGTTCACCATTACGAGAGATACCCTCAATAATAGTTTCTAAGTTATCGCCAACATTTACTGAGACAGAGTTGTTGGACATCCAAGCCCATCCTGGTTTTTCAGGATCATAAGAATTTCTTTCTGGAAATGCTTCTACGTTTTTTAAATTAAGGAAATTCTCATCATCAATTCGACCAATAAATAATTCAGCAGACCTCCGAACATTACCAGATACAACACACACCCCAATAAGATTCCCAATATCAGCAATATCAATGCGGGTAAGTTTCTCACCAGCACGTTCTTTGAAGATTCCATCAATGTAATTATGTAACTTAATGAGAGGATCTGGACCTGCTGCTGTGCCACCAAATGTCTTGATAGGCTCCCCTGCCTTGCGAATTTCTTCATAGTTAAACCTAGGACGTTTTGAGTCTGGACGTAGGTAAGAGTTAATAAGCGTGGCTGTTGATTCGACCCAGCCTTCTCTGGTATCTGGAATGACATATGTTTCCCCCTCTTGCGGTTTGTAAATTGTGAAGTCTTTATCGGCGCCCTTATCATCGAATCCAACTCCAACTCCAAGCATACTAGCCTCCATTAAAAATGCAAAAGGCTTTGCTGGATCGGTCTTGGTCATTGAGCCTGTAGACACAAATGCACAGTTTTGTAAGGCTGCTGAATTTCGTTTTTCATTTACAAGTGGGGTTCCCATAACCCAAAGACCTCTACCTGGTGGTGTCCATTTTAAATTCCACAAACGATCAAATGCCTCTTTGGCTGAGGCTGCTGCCTTTGCATCTGACCAAGGCAGTCTATTTGTTTTAGCATGATCTTTTTGTAAAGAGTACATTCCGTTAATAACTCTCTCACAGACGTCAACCCAAGTTTCTTTAGTACCATCTTCCTTAAGTCGTGAATAGGTCCTCAAGAAGGTTATCTCACCAACTGAGTTTCCAGCAGCATCTTGATAACCAAATGGCGCTTTTAATTTTCTATATGGAGAGACATACTCTTCGGCTAATTTAAACGAAAACAATTTTATAACCCCCTACTATTTCTACTTGGATGCAAATACCCCTCTATGGGAATGCGTATTGTGACGGGTCTTAACCTATCACACACTTGTTAACTTGATAGAGTTCATATGGCTTAGACAAAAGGGTAAACTTCCCTCCACTATGTTCCATTACTCTCCCCTCACTATTATCAGATAACTAATCTTCTATAGATTGTTGAATAATTTTTGTTACAGTATCTTCTTTTAAAGCATCAGGCAATTCTCTAAGGGCTTGTGCTCTATCCCCAAAAATTGCAGAAAGAACGCCGCCCGAACTTTGACGTTCAGCAGTTATACGAACAAACTCTCTGTTTTCCTCTAATTCTTTTAAGTTACCAACCAGTTTAAACAAACGATCAATTTCTTGAGATACATTGGGATCAGCATACCCGCCATTCATTTCTTCTGCAAAACGCATAAAAGCCACTCTTTGACCTTGCATTTCAATGATTGCAGTTAATAAAGCCTTAAGTTGATCTTTAGTCTTTACCTCAACTGGAAGGTTAAAAGCACAACTATTATCAGGTTTAAAAGCAGGACAATTTGAAGCAACAAAACAAGTATTGCATTGACGAAGTGATGAATATTGGTTATTGAGTACGGGAACATCTTTTAATATTTCTTTCCCCTCATCATCAACATCAACAATCGTTTTCATTTTTACACCAAATACAGGTAGGTTTTGAACCTCAGAAGGATCTCTTTGTATCAATTCATTTGCAGAATTTTTCCGCACTTCAACATCGCTGTTATCAGAAGAGGGCAGTTCAAATCCCATTAAACCTGTTAACAACTCATCGCTATTATCAGATACTTTCTCTTCCTTGCCGCCGTTTATGATGTGAAAATTTGGACTTTTTTTATCCATAGACTCCTCTAATCGTTTGTAAGACCACACTGCAACTCTAGTTGCTTCAAGGGTACCATCTTGAACAAACTCCAAATAGTCTAGTCCAGCCTTCTCTACAATTGGCTTGTATCGTGGTCGTGCCTGATCTTTCATTCTTTTTGGGTAACGAACTAATTTAGTACCATCCCAAATAATAGTTTCACCTCTTCGCATTGGTGATAGCCAAGACAATGTGCTGGCTGTAGCAAATGGTATCTGTCTTAGATTATCTGGTTTGGCACATCCAAGGGCATGATAAACAGTATTAAACTGTTTAGAGTAACTTCTTGTAACTGCCGCTAAGTTAGTTACTGACTCAATTTCAGCATAAGGAACTACTACATTTTTATATTTTTCAGATATGTCTTTGAGGTTTAATAAGCCATACTCCTCATGCCATACAACCCATAGTTTTGGATCATTACTAAAAAAGGGGCGTTGTTTTTCTACCCAATCTAATCCTAAAGTGAGTGAGTCAAATTCTTGAAAAGCCTCTGCCCTATCAGCATTGTTGACTAAAAACTCTTGATAATCTGCGGCTATTTCTAATAGTTCTTCTTTAGATAAACCTGCTTTATCTGCTTGTGCTGCACCAGATTCTATATAAACCTTAGTCTCTGGGGTAAAATGTTCGCTTATAAGCCAAAGTTTAGTTTTTGGTAAACCACGTTTTCTAAGACCCCAATAGTTAAGTCCCATAGACTCAACCTTCATACCTTCTAACAAAGTTCGGTTTGAACCAACTTCAGTCCCCGAAAAAATTAATTTAGTCATCCCAGAACTCTAGTTCTTTTGGATTGGCTGCATCCTTTGAACGAGCAATATTTACTCGATTAATAGACTCTTCTATTTGATTCCAAGTACGAACTTTTTTAGGTGCATCAGGCCGTCTTTCTACAGCCAAATACCCTGGATTCATAAACATGATGGCTGGAATACCTTGTTCTTCAAAAACCCATGCACACATAACAGGATCAGAGTCCACATACATCTCAATTGGAGCACGAGAGCGACTCATAACAAACTGTCTTTTCTTTAAATCTTCTCCTTCTAAATAAAAAGAACGATCAATTAAATCATCATAGTTAATAATTCCGTGAGAATTAAGCCAATGCTCTGCATCCTCTGTTTTTCTAGAGGTCATAATGGCTACACGATTATTGATATTTAATGCATAGTAAAGCATTACTCCTGCTCGGATTGGTTCTCCTGTGTCCGAACTGAGTACGCCGTCTAATGATAGTAGTATGTTAATTAGTTATCCTTTTGCTCGGTATGTTGCCGCTCTACGAATTAGGGTCTGAGTATCTGGTAAATCAATACCATAAGTTTCGTCTGCTTGTTTTTCTTTGTATGCTGACCAATATTCAGATAGTTTTTTTAATGCAGGAACTGTTCCATATTTTTTACCAGCCTGCCATCTATAATTATAAAAATCTTCATAACCTTTACCATCTTGTCTAAATGCATATCTACGAGAACGATGAATGTCCTCAAAAAGAGCCGAACCTTGCATTAAAGCGGTTTGTAAACCAAACTCAGCATTACGACGAGATGCTGAATTTTTTGCATTTTGTAAATCTGTTAAATATTTTGAATAACGCATAATAATCTCTGAAGCCTTAGAAACATCCTTTTGAATGGCTAATTCCCACGTTAAATTTTGTGGAGCACCTTGTTTTTTAGGAAACACTGTCCACTCATTGTGAGTTAGATCGTATGCAGCGTATGGATTGATTGTTTTGATATCTGTGGCTCCAGGATTAACATAGAAAGTTACTTCAAATCCATTCCAATTAGTCATTTCAGGCTGTAAATGTTCTCTAAAATCTTCATTTAACATTTTGCTAATTTCAATATCGGATAATCCCACATACTCTGGATGGGCTTTTCTAAAAGAGATATAATCAACACCAATCAATACATCTAAATCTCCTGGTTCACGATCTGCTGACCATTGAAACGATACTGCAGAACCTGCAAGCCAGACTCTTGTCCACAAATCTGGATGACGATAAACATCATCTAAAAATCCATACAATTTTTGAAGAATACCGTTACGAACCCACCCTTTAAGAGTTGTATTGACAAATAATTTATGATCTAGTTCTTCTTCAGGTTCAGAAAAATATGATGTAGAAGTAGCCTGTAATTGAACAGGATTAACAAACCCACTTAAATCACTCATAGACATAGTCTATGGCTCTTTAGGCCTGTGGGGTGTCTATGCCTCTATCACTTAGTGCATTTATCAATTTTTCTTTAAATTCTGCAACATTATCTTTAGGCTGGAGACTTGCTACCACATTTCTTGCAACTCTATCAGCAAGCAACTGGCTTTCTATGTCGGAAACTAATTCTCGACTTGTTTGGTATATGTCAAAGGTAGTTGCTCTTCTTTGAATTACATCGCTAGGTTCAAGCACCTCTGTAAATACAGTTCCATCTAATCTAATTCCTACAGTATAGGCTACCTGTACCATCTCATTTTCAGACATTATTCTATTCCCATCAACTTTCTCTTTCGTTGTGCTACGGATATTGCTACAGGACAAAAATCGCACAAATAAGTTTTTGGACCTGCAGATTCTTCGTACTTCTCCATACCTTCGGCTCTACGTTCTTTTACGGTTTTAGGAACTAACATCTTGTCTTTTATATGCCAATCTGAACAGCCATCTTTTGGCTTATTATGTTGGCGATAACAGGTCATTGCATCTTCCATAAAGGTAGATCGTGAATCATAGAAGGTATCATCTACCTCAGCAATACCAGCAGAACCTCCGCCTTTAATTTGGCGAATAATTTCTTTTTTTGATTCTGTCTTAGCCCATGCTCTTAATGGCAAAACAAATAATTTACCTTTATGAGGTTCTCCAGATGGAAATACATGTTGTTCACAAGCAATTTCTAACAAGTAGTCTTGTTCAGGCGCACCATCGTATGGCGGTAATTCTTCTAGTGTTTGACAAACAAGACAATACAACAATCTAAATTGTGGTTCGTTATCTTGTTTTTTCTGTCCAAGAATAGGTACGTTACTCATAGTGCTCCTTGTGGTAGTCCGTGTAGCCTAACGTATTTAGGCGGCTAAGGCTATTTTACGATGACCTTGATTGTGATCTAATCTATCAATTCTCTTTATTGAGTATCCACAACAAGATTTACCCTTTTTTACATTTATCTTTGGGCGTTTCTTATTTGCTTTACCACATTTTCGGGCGTCATTACGACCCCCACCACTTTTATTTTTCGCCAAGAGGTATGCCGTAATCTGGGTTCTTTGCGCCATCATGTCCACTTTGGAAATGTTCATTTAATGCACGGCGAACTATTCCTTGGTGTTTAGAGGTTGTACTAGAATACTTGGTAGATGACTGTTGCCAACCAGCGTCTCCATGCCAGGCAATTGGAGTTCCATATGAACGAACTGTATATGTTGGATTTGATTTACGGTATTCACGAGTCTCATCATCTGACATATAGCCAGGATCAGTAACTCCTTCTACACCAGATAGAGATGCTACTGAAAAGGGAACTCTGGTAGAAATAAAACTAGATGCTTCTTTTAAATTTTTAAGTCTTTTTGCTTTAGCCATATTTAATCCTGGAATTGATCTGGGTTTAACCAAGCGTGTAAGTGGTGTGCCTCAACAATTGCAGATGCTGGTGCTGACTTTTTACCTTTATATAAAATACCTTGTGGAAGTTTAATGTTTGAATCATGTTTTCCACGATTAACGGCACTGATGGCACGCTTAGATGGTCCAAGCATTGATGCAGGAACTGGTGGATAATGGTTTCCTTGCAAATGTGCAAGCAATCCCATATCCTTGTTCTTGCCTTTCATTGAGGCATATTCCTCAGCGTGCATGTTACCCATAATTACTTACCTGGATTTACCTTGTTTGGATATTCAGATGTTGCAAAACCATAACCATAAAATGGATGAAGTGATTGACGATTTGCTTCAGTTCCAGAT